ATCCAACTCATATTCTAAACTTTCATAAATATCCTGAGTTCTCATAATTCTCTTATTAATTCGTAATATCTTATTAAAGACAAATAATGGCTTTCTGTAATAAAATTAGATTCTTTTAACTTTGGTAGTATACTTAAAACTTCTTCTAATTTAATTTTTAAAACCTTATCTTCCAAATTAGATATATTTAAATTTAATTTGTTTTCTATATTATTTATATGCTCATTTATAAATGATTTAGTATCTTCGTTATCTACTGAATTAAATATAAAATGTCTCAAAATTTCCTTTTGATTATTATCTAAATTAGAACTCCACTTATTATTAAATTTCTCTGTTAATAATTTAAATGTTAAAGACTTCAATTCAGGATCTACTGACTCCATGAAATCTTGTTTATCTGTAGCAGTATCTAAAGTATTATTTGTAATATAATTTACTATATATAACTTATTTTTTAAGTACAAAGATGGATTATCTGATTCTCTATTTTCAAATAAATTATAAATTGATGCGTACAATTTATAGTTATCTATTTGAGTTTTCATAAACAAATCTTTATTAAAGTTTTTATTTATCTCTTTAATAAGATTATATTTATCTTTATTTAAATGATTGATATCTAATTGGGAATGCTCTTTTATTACAGCATCTACCATTTTGATTGCAAAATCAGGATTCTTATCTTTATGATTATATAAAGTATTATATAAATTTAACTCTTTTCTTAAAGGTGAACCATCTTTAAAATATTTTTTAAAAAATTTAAAGCTTAGTGGATTATCTCCTTTAAGAACATCACTTGTCATTTGTCGTATCAACAATTCATAGAGAAGTCCTGTATTCTTTATTTTTTTATGTTTAAAAATTTTTGACATTGTATGTTAATTATTTACTATAAATATACAATTATGAATCTAACATTTCATTTAAAGTCTTCTTTCCAAAACTATCTTCCAATTGACGTAATAATTTTGCTCTACTCAGATTCTCAGCCTTTGACGAAAATCCTGTATCTGACATAACTCTTTGATATCCTAATGGATCTCTACCATTTGATTTATCTCTATCAGTTCCAAATTTTTTACCTGATTTTGGTCTGCCTCCCAATTCTCCAAACTCACCACCATCGTCAACAGGTTCTTTAGCAACATGCATTTGAGCTATGGCGTGTGGAGTACCTTTAACTTCTCCTGTCTGTTTAGGATCATTACCTTCATTGGCTATCTGCTCCATTCTCCAAGCATTTGCTTGATCCTTTAGTAATAATTCCTCTTCCGCTACCCATTCATCTCTACTTAAATTTAATACATTTTCATATATATATTTTCTTGATACTAATTTAGATTCTTTCATTGCACTTGCTAATGTAATCTTCTCATTTAGTATTTCTACTCTTTGTCTTTCATAAACTATAGATGGATTATTTAAACTTAGTTCAAAATCAATTAATGAAGAGTCTGTATAACCTTGTAAGAATAAATGAATAACAGCTATTTTATGTAATTCAGATTCAAAAATACTTTGAATTCTTTCAATAGTTCTTGCAAATCTTACATCTTCTGCTGCTAATACAGCTTTACCCTCTAAATTTTCATCGTATCCTAAGAATGCTCTTGGTATTTTAAGAGCAGCCATCATTTTCTGTTTGATATAATCTACATCTTCGATGAATCCATCATTACTCATTCCATCCAATGTCTCTATTTCTGTCTGATTGTCACCGCCTCTTACAGGAATATAAACATCTTCCAACATATTTTGTAAGTTGAATTTCAAATTATACTGTCCTGTTTTCTCATCTATATATGGAGTTTTCTTAGTGTCATCCATAATTTTCTGCATATATTGGTCTATCTCATTTGGAGATAAATTTCCAACTGCAATCTTATATACTCTCCTTTGAGGAGCTCTCATAATTCTATGAATCATCATAGCATCCTCCATTAAAGATAATCTTTTAAATTCCTTTCTTGCAGGTTCTAACATAGATCTTCCGTAAGGTAGGAAGTTGGTATCTGACAGTAATCTAAAATGGGCTATTTCATAATAATCATATTCATCTTTTAAAAATGGATTTCTATTCGTTACAGGCTCATATTTGAATTTTACATCATATGGATTATAATTAGCCATTTCTCCTTGTTGAAACTTATTTTGCATATCAGATGCCATTCCTGACTGTTGCGCTTCTAATCCCTCCAATCTCTGCACATCATATGATGACATAGGAATAACATTTACAACTCCTAACTCTTCATCTAAATCTAATGCTAAATAGAAATCTCCGTATTTACAAGCATTTCTAATCCAAGGCCATAAATTAAACTCTATATTTAGAATATCATAGAATAAATTATGTAATATTTGTTTTATCTTATCATTCTGTGATTTTATACTTAAAACAGAACCATCTGCTGACCTTATAGAAGATTCATCAGCATATATATCTAAAGCAGATGCTAATATAGGATCTTCATCCATAGATTCATAATCTCTATATAATTCTAATTTTGTAGCAAAAAAGTTGGTAGATGCATTTGGAATGTAATATCCATGTTGTTTATAGGTATGTACCCCTGTGTATCTTCCTCTATAAGCACTATCTCTTGTACCGACTGATTGCAATTTAGAAGTATCATATACTTTTATCCTATTCTTACCTGTTCTACGTACAACTACTTGAGTTGAGAATAGTTTTGCCAATCTTGACCTAAATGATCCTTCTGCCATATTTGTACTTTGTTTTATTATAAGTAGTTACAATAACCATTTTAATGAATCTGATTCTTTATTAGGTAATTCTTGAGTCCAACTTCTATTATTCTGATTATTACTTGAATAGAATGATTTCTTAAAATTATCTAATGTAGCTTTTTGAATCTCGATACCCTGATGTTTTAATTTCATAGCAGTGTCTCTTACCCAAAATGCCATTGCCCAACACATTGTTAAATCATCGTGATAACTTCTCTGTGCTTCAGCTCTGCCATTTTTCCATATAAAGGTATTAAATTCATCTAAGGATCTAACACTTCTACAGATGGGAGCTTTTTCTCTAAAATAGGTTTCTAACTTTGAAATCATTACAGGTCTTGTTTTGGTATTTATCGACACTCCGGGAGTCATCTTACTCCTATCCTGTAAATCATATGATCCTATTAAATGCTTAGATACATCTACATACGGATCATTCTTATAATGATAAAATAAATTAGAATAATTTCTATCCAAAGCAACCTGAACAGTATCCCATCCTACTCCATTATTATCAATAACCAATAATGCATTATTCCACTCAGATGCTATAGATACTAACATATTACCGAAATCTTTAGTTCCTATAGAACCTTTATACTCGGCTACTTGAGTTATAGTCTCAACATCCACAACAACAAATGCACTATCATCCTCCCCATCTCCACGAGCTACGTCAGCAGATACTATATACGATTTTTGATATGATGGATATTCCCATATCCAATAGTTAGCATCGAAACCCCTCTTTTCTAAAGGGTCTTGAGCATAGGTTGTTCTATACCATTCTATTATAGGCCCATCTATAACAGTGTGTCCTGATGTAATGAAATCACAATCATTCTCTTGTGCTGCCATCTTAGGGCCTAATAAGTTATCTTGCTCATCTCTCCAAGATTGATCTCTATCAGGATGTACATACCAAACTAATCGTATAGGAAAAAACTCTTTTCCTTGTTGTGCAAGAGTCCATTTTTTATGGAATAAATTACCCGTACCATTTGGAGATGATATTAGGATAGCTCCTCCTCCCGTAGATAGTGTTGATTGGGCTGCTGTCCATATAGAGTCTATAGTATCTATGTGAGCAGCTTCGTCTATTACTAACAATGATAATGCTTCAGAACGACCTGCATCCATTGATGCTGCCACTGCTTTTACCTGAGATCCATTCTTTAATCTTAAACTTAATTTGTTATCTTCTATAGATGATGCTTTTAACCAAGATGGTAAGTTATCATACATAACCCTAACCTTTGTTACGAGATTCTTCGCAACTTCTTGCTTTGTAGCAATAACTAAAACATTAAAATCAGAATTAAAAGTCATCTTATATAGGATGTATCCTGCTGTTAACGTAGATAATCCCAACTGTCTTCCTTTGTTTATTATAACAAATCTATTCTCTTCAAAATCAAATAAACATTGCTCTTGAAAGGAGAATAACTTAAAGTTAACTTTTCCTTTCTTAGGGTGTTGGATAACACAATATTTTTTCATGAAATGAACAGGGTCAGTAGAACATCTCTTATATTCCTCTGCTATAATGTCTTT